GGACGGAGGGCGTTACCGGCGGCGAGGCGCCCGTGGGCGATCTAGGCTGCCCATGCGCACCGTCGCTCATGGCTGCCTACACGCCTCGTCGTAGTCCTCTCGGAGCTGACCGACCTGTTGTACGGCGTACTCGTGGATGGGGGGGTGGGTTGGGAAGCCGCCTGACAGGTCTGCGCCTGAGAGCCGGGCGCATTCGCGCAGCGCTTGCTTGAACGTGGTGCGGTCCTCGTGGGTGACGCGCCAGCGTTCCAGCATGACCTCTTGGCTCTTGGTGAGCGCCACGACCTGCTCGCGCAGGCGGTCGAGTTCCATGTGCAAGTGGAGGATCATCGCGCCCTGACGTTCGATGGTCTGGTGGCGCTCGTCACGGTCGCTGGTAGTCAAGGCTTCGACGTAGGCGTCCGTCTGCCGGTCCCACTCTGCCCGGGACGTCCGGTCGCACGGCTCGTCGCAGGCGCCGCAGACGTAGTGGCTGGTGCCCTCGTCGCCGGTGTGGGTGAAGGTGGCGGCGCCGCAGCAGTCGCTGACCTGCCCCGTTGTCCGCAAATCGCAAGCTGGCACCCAAGCGAACGGCGGGCGCTCGTCATCGTCGCCCAGGACGGGTGCCCACGCCCACTGGCCTTCGTAGGGGCCGTCCTCGATGATCCAGCAGGCTTCCCATTCCAGCGTCCGGCCGATCCACTGCTCGCCATCGGGCTTGAGGTCGTCGGCGCGCTGGGGTTCGAAGATTGCTGTACGGCGCTCGAACTGTTCGGTCATGGCTTGGACTCCGTCCGCTTCTGGGAAGCCAGAATCGCTGCCAGCGTCCCGGGCGGTACGCCGTAGTCCGCGTCAGCGATGTGAGCGGCCTGCGCAAGCTCGAACGCGAGGCGTCGACGCTTGCGTGGGCGCCAGCGCGGTGTCATGTCCAGGCTTACCGCCAGACGACATGCGCGCTGGTAGCCCTCCATGCCGGTCATCGGTCCGTCCGCTCAGTCGTCCGCAACCCAGAAGCCAGCGTGTACCGGCCTGTGCGCATGTCGTGGTGGCCGCACTTGTGGCATTCCAGCGGCGGGACGACGCTGGTCCAGTCCCCTTCGGCTCGGCCGCAGCGTGATTCGCCGCCATCGCCCCCAGGCGTCCGCTCAGGAGAAACCAGTCGCGCCAACAGCGCGAACGCCTCTCGAAGCTCGGGCTTCAGCCCATCGCCGGACCCGCTCACGCTGATCGGCACGCCGTTGATCTCGAACGACTCGCGGTAGCGCTTGCCGGTCTGGTCACATTCCTCGCAGCCGTGGCCCTCGCAGAGGGGGCAGGGGCGGCTCATGCCACCGTCCCTCGCGCGTTGATCCGTCCGTGAAGGCCGAGCCGTCGTCGAGCGCGCCACGCCTGCCAGCGGACGCCGAGCTTCGTGGCGGCCACGCCGTAGCCGAGCCTCTCCATCCCGGGCACCCTCAACAGTTGCCAGATGTACATGCCTTCGCCTCCGGCGACCTGCACCCACTCGCGGGTCACGACCCACTCTGCTGACGGCTGCTTTTCCCGCTTCTCGCCAGCCATCACGCGGCCGTCCTTCGTCGCTCGAGCGCCAGGTGCTCGCGGGCCTGGTGCACGTAGGAGAGCACCGGTGTGACATCCACGCCGGCGCGGGTGGCGGCGACGATCTCCTGGCGCAGCGTGACGATGGCGGAACGCGTCTCCTTGTGTAGCGCTTCTTCGCCGCGCAGCAGCTTGAAACGCTCCTGGCTGTCCTTCGCGAAGCCGTTGGCCGTCTTGTCGTCCACGGCTTCGGGCTCGTCAAAGAGCGCTTCGGCGGGCTCGGTGGTGTAGCCGCGCTGCGACCGGGCGGCGAGCAGCTTCGGCGGTTCGGTTTGGATGATGCGCATTCCCTGGGTGGTGGGCTTCCACACGCGGCGGGCTCGCTTGTCGCGGGCCTCCTCGATGAGGTCGTGACGGCGCAGCGCGGCGATCGTCGCGGAGTGGATGCCGTGGTCTGAGTCGACGGGGACGACGGTGCCCAGGCAGCGGACGAGCGCGCGGCTCATGGCTCGGGTCACCGCGCCTCCCACCAGATCCAGACGATGAGCGCCGCGAAGATGAGGAGGAGTGCGAGGGTGGTGTAGACGGCGGTCATGGCTCAGTCCCTATCTGCCGGGGAAAGCTTCTTATCGCTACCGCCCACCCCTAGCACTACGAGTTCCATTTGCGATAGAGTGCCGGGATGGCTGGCAAAAAGACATGGGCAGGCATCGTCCGCGTCTCCCACATGGGCGACCGCAAGGCTGGCAGCGAGAAGGTCCACACCGATCGGCAGCAGATCGCCGCGATCAAGAACGCCGTCCCAGACGCAGACCGCGTCGAGATCCTGCCACCGGAGCTCAACGTGTCGGGAGGACTGCCGCTCGAGCGCCGACCATCGCTCCGCGTCGCTGTCGAGGGAGTCGAACGCGGCCGCTACGCCGGGATCATCGTGGCGTTCCAGGACCGGCTGTTCCGCAACGTCGAGGAGGAGGAGGCGGTGTGGCGACGTGTGGAGGCTGCGGGCGGCCAGGTCGTCCTGGCGCTGGATGGCATCGACACCACGACGGTCAACGGCCGGATGCTGCGTCGCATCAAGGCCGCGATGAACGCCGGCTACCGCGAACAGCACGTCGAACGGTTCCACGATCTTCGCCGCGATGCCACTGCTGCGGGCGTGTGGCAGCGCCGCCAGACGCCGACCGGCTACGACAAGGACCCGAAGACGCGCAAGCTGGTTGCCAACCACCGCGCCAAGGACGTGCGCGCCGCGTTCCTGGCGCGAGGCGCTGGCGAAGGGCACAGTTCGCTGGCTCGCAAGCTCGGGATGACCGCCTCCGGCGTGCGGCAGATGCTGCGCAACCGGGTGTACCTGGGCGAGCTGCGCGTCGGCGAGTTCGTCAACCTCACGGCGCACCCGCCGATGGTGACCGAAGAGGAGTTCCTGGTGGCGCAGCACACCGTGGCGCCGCGGCCGCCGCGAAGCAAGCGGTATGACGGTCCGGCGCTTCTGGCCGGATTGGCGCGCTGCACGGGTTGCGGACAAGTGATGGCTCGAACCGCAGCGAAGGCGGTCATCTATGCCTGCCACGGACATCACAGCGGCGGAACCTGCCAAGCGCCGGCAGCGATCACCGCGAGCAAGCTCGACGAGCACGTGCAATGGATCGCGCTGGCGGCCCTGTCGAAGATGAACGCTGACGCCAGCCGCAACAACGATCGGCTCCGCGAAGCCCGCGCGAGGCGCAAGGCGGCCGAGCGGGAGGTCGCCGCATACCTGGAGATGGTCGACATCGCTGGCCTCGGCGTGCAGCAGGCCGCGGCCGGACTGCGCAAGCGCCAAGAGGCACTTGAGCAGGCGACCGAAGACGAGGCCCGCGAGCTCGCCGCGCGACCGGTGCTGGTCGATGGCGACCCGGTGCGGTTCTGGCATGAGCACCCGGAGCATCGCAACCGGCTCCTACGCAGCCTCATCGAAGTCGTGCTTGTCGAACGCTCCGGCGGCCGCGGGATCGTCCGGCCGTTGGAGGACCGCGTCCGCGTCGTCGCTCTGGGTGCCGGGCTGGTCAGGCCGTACGGCGGTGGCGGGCGTCCCGTCGAGCTGCGTCGAATCGTCCTGCCCGATGCTGACGACCCACGAGTACTCCGGGTAGACCTCTCCTAGGAGCGCCTCGAGTTCGCGGCTGAGCGACGCGAGTGCTTGTGAGCGTATGTCGCTCACGCCTCTCGCTTTGTCCGCATAGCGAGCGCCAGCCTCATGCAACTTCCCCCAGGTCGAAGATCTCCTGCGCGCATCGCTCTGCGATGAGCGAGCAGTACCGCTCGTCTAGTTCAATCCCCACCGCCGAGATGCCCAGATCTTTCGCGGCGCGGAGCGTCGTGCCCGAGCCTGCGAACGGGTCCATGACGGGTCGCCCATCGCGCTCGGTGGTGCGATCTACGAACCAGCGCATCACGTTCAGTGGCTTGGGCGACGGGTGCTCGGGCTTGTGCTCTGTGCCGACCACGAACCGGCGGCAGTCGGTGTCGAGCCGGTGCAGCTTCTCGCCCTCAACGCTGTAGATCAGGTAGGGAATCCAGTTGCCGAAGCCGATTGCGCCGCGCGTCATGCCGTTGGTCAGATGCGCCGAGAGCATCCAGCGATAGCCGAGCCGACCAACGGTCTGCGGGCACCAGCAGATGTTCCAGATCCCCGGCATGAGCCCGAGCCGGGGGGCAATCCGTGCGGCGTCCTCAAACCACCACATCGGGAACACCTCATCCCAGCCCGCCTTGTTGATCCCGTAGGGCGGATCGGAGACGACAGCGGCCATGCTGTCGTCGGCGAAGAGGGGCAGCAGCTCCCGCGCATCGCCGTGGTAGAGCGTCACGTAGCCGTCCTGGTAGTACGGCTCGGGTAGCTGCCGCTCGTCCTGCTGAGTCATCGCTCGCGCGTGCGTCGCGCACGGACCCGCCGCCGGGTATCCGCTAGGGGCTCCGCACTCCGGGCAGTCTGGCTGCCGAAGGCGACCTATTTCCTCGCCACGGTAGGGGACCGGGACTGGCTGCTGCTCGTCCCGCTCACTCATAGCTAGCCCTATTGAGGAAGCGAAGCTGCGTGATCGCGTCGCTCAGTAGCGACTCCGCCTTGATGAAGTTCCGACCCGTCAACGCCCGCAGCGCGTCCTCGCACAGTTCCTCCACGGCGTCCTCGGCCTCCCGAAGCTCCGCGTCCGTTGTCTTCTGCTGATCCCGCCTAGGGTCAGTCACGCGTACCACTTCCCGATCGCCTCGAACGCTTCGGTGACCTCGGGGTCGTCGATGTAGTCCAGCAGCGCCTGGTCGGCGTCTATGTGGCCCCGCTCGGGATCCTCGAGCCGGAGCGCGCGCAGCTTCTCCAGCAGCTTCTCGCGATGCCGCGTCACAGGCAGCGCTCCCGCGCGCTGTGCCTGCCACCGATGAGAGGCTCGCCCCGGCGGGCCTCTCGGCGCCTACCAGGTGTAGACGGTCTGGTCGGCGGATTCGCCGCCGCGGGTGTAGCTGATCGTCGGACCGCCGACGACGAGATCGGCTTCGCGGCGTGGCGTACGGGCAAAGCTATGCAGCGCGAGGCGTAGGGTTTCGCTGAGCGTGCGTCCGTCGCGGGCGGCAAGGGCCGAGAGCAGCTCGGCCTCGTCGGGCTTGAGGCGCAGCGAGACGACGGCGCCGACGCGGCGCCCCTCGTGCACCTGGATGTCGTCGTTGTCTGGCATGGCTGGTCCCTTCTATCGGCAGTAACGATCGTAGAGCTTGAGTTCGTCCGTGGTGGTGTCCCATCCAGTGATCGGCCGGACAGTCGCGGGGTCGTGCGCGACAGGCGCGACGACGATGGTGATGATGCGCCCGCCGTGCGTGGTGCCGATGAGGCGCCGTGTGTCCGGGCGACCCTTGGGGTTAGGGAGGGTGAGGTAGCGGTTGGCGAGGACTTGGAAGACCTCGCTCTGGGTGATGGTATGGCGGGCGAGGTGGGACTCGTTGTCGTCGTCCCAGTCGAGAAAGTAGATGTCGCCCACTTGACTTGCCCCCCTCCCCGTCCTACAGTGTTTACATTGTAAACCACTGGGAGGCAGGTATGCAAGACCCCGACCGCATCGACTTCGATTTCCTCATCCTCGCCGACCGCGCAGAAGCGATCGGCGGCAAGCTCTACATGCTCGGTGGCGCCTGGAACCGCATCGCGGTCCCCGAGCTCCCCGGCCATCCCGCCGAGCCGTTCTACATCGCCGCCGGCATCAGCGTCCCCTATAGCCTGACCAACCGGAAATTCGTGTTCGGCTTCGAGCTCGTGACCAGCGACGGACAGGCCATCGGCGAGACGTTGCGGATCAACATGAACACCGGCCGGCCTGCCGACCTGAAACCTGGCGCGAGCCAACGCCTGGTCATGGCAATCGGGGCAAGTCCCGAGTTCCCGTCCGAGGGCAGCTACACCTTCATCGGCATGATCGACGAGGTGCCGCGCGGACGCGCAGCGTTCGAGGTCGTTCAAGCCCAGCAGCTCCAGATCGCCGCATAGGACTCGCTCCCCGGTCTCCCGCATCACGAGCGTCGGCCTTCCAGCTCTCGGACGCGCAGCTTGAGTACCCGCCGATCTTCATGGACACGGCGAAGCTGCCAGAGCAGCACGAAGATGGTGGACCGCCAGAGGCGATCCTGCGCGCGCCGTAGCAGCCGTGGTTCCCGCGTCACGGCAGCTGTTCCGCGGTCATCGCGGGCCGGACGTTGCTGCGCGGATCCAGGTCGAGGCGGCGCATCCACTCCCGGCGACGGCGGCGCACCTCATCCGCCGTCGGCGTGCGCCCGAGCTCGCTGCGCAGGCGTAGCGCGGCGCCCACGGCGAACCCGCACGACACGCCCGTCGTCCGGTCGATGAGGTCAGGCAGGTGCTCGGCGCACCAGTCGCCGGCTGAGTGCCACCGGGCGTCCCACTGCCTGGACGCCTCCTGCTGTCGGCGTCCGTCCTTGTCGCGCTGCTCCTGGGCGTACTTCACCCAGGCGTCCTGGACCGCGTACCCATTCACGAGACCTCCTCCCTCTCTCCCCGTTCTACGCTCGCGCGCGCACTAGGCTCCGAAGTAGAACTAAGGCTTGAGTTAACTGTTCTGTCCTGTCCTGTAGGGGGACATTTCTCTGCAGCGCGTGACGCGGCGTTACGGCCCGTTACGCCGTAACGGTCCGTAACGCCGCGACCGCGCCAAGCGGCCTGTCTTTCAGCGCTCCGAGCGCGCTCCTGCTCCGAGTGCCACCCGGACACGCGGCAGGTGAACGTCCGCTTCCCGCTGTCCTCGAGCTCGTCGAGCGCGCCGATCTCGACGGCGTGCTCCACGATCCGCTGGGCCTCCTTGGCGTCCTTGAGGAAGCAGCCGCGCGCCAGCGTCCGGTAGCCGGCCTTCACCTCTCCCCCGTCGTTCTGCGCCTTGGCTTCGCACGCCAGCCAGTCCACGACCGCCGGGCCGGCGGGGCCGAACCGTTCGCCGAGTTCCACGATCCGCTCCCGTCGCCACCAGGCGCTGTCCTTCGCCAGCCAGACGGTGCGGCCGTCGGTCATGCCGGCCTAGGCCGCAGCGCTGCGCCGCATCGACGCGATCTCGTCCTCGTCGATGAAATCGCCGATCGCGAGCTCCGTCTCGTGCGGCTGCAACCCACGTTCCAGACACCGCTGCTTGGCGATCGCAATGACATCCGCGAGGAACCGCGCCTCCTCGAGTTCGCCAAAGGCGTGGTCCCTGCGGCGGGCGACCGCAGCGTCGGCCTGCGAGAACGTCATCTCCCGGAAAGGGATGCTCAGCTGGACGCCTTCGGCGGTGGTCGCACGTTCGCCGGCGCGCAGACGCGCGACGCCGTGCGGCCTGCGCTCCACCTCACCGAAGAGTCGATCGGCGCCATAACGCAACGTAGCCGTGCGCTCATCGCCACTGGCGACATCCATCCAGTGGGCAATAACTGCGTCCGGGGTAAACGTCGGGTACGTGGTACGTAGGCTGCGCATCCGTTCGCGGGCTGCCGCGAGCGCTCGCCGTCCTGTCATTTCACCCTCCTCAGGGTTTGGGCTTCGGCCAGCGTCGCCGCGACCGTGTTCCAGATGCGAATGCAGTTCTCGGCGGACTCGAGGCTGTGCTTGCCGTCGACCGCGAGGATCGACGTGACGACGTGATCGAGCTGGGGTCCCAGCGCCGTAGTAGCGGCGACGGCCTTGGCGAACTCCTTGGCGGCGCGCGCCTGACGTACATTGGGCGACTCGCCGGCGAGGCGCCCGAGATCCGTGTCCTGGATATCCACCGCGGGAGCCAGCGGCTCAGACTCGGGTGTTGCATCTGCAACAGGGACCTCGTTGAGCGTCGCCTCCATAGCGGCCTGCTCGGGCTCGGGTGTTGCATCTGCAACGGCGTGTTGATCACGATGGACGGTCGCGTTGTCGACTCCGAGCACGTCGCCGATCTCGCGGGTCGACATGCCCTCCTCGGTGAGTTCGGCGACCGCCTCTCGGCGCTCGGGGATGCTCAGGCGCACATAGCCGCCGAGGCGGTCTTGCACCCACTCCTCGGTCGTGATCCCGAGGGCCTGGGGAACGCCGAGACGCTTCCCCAGCGCGACCTGTCGCCAGCTCCCCGCAACGACCTGGCCGAGCGCCTGCGTGTATTCCTCAGCGTCTTGGGGATCCATCACGCGGCCCTCTCCTGGATGCGGATCTCGACGCGCTCCGGGTCGCCGTACTCCTTGCTGGCCAGCTGACGGACAACCTGCGCGTCGTCGCGCCACAGCACGCCCGTGAGCGCGTCTTCAGCGGCGCGGACGAGCTTGGTGACGTCCGGCTTGGCTGTGGGGAACGCCGGCGCTGATGGCTTCACCACGCCGGCGTTGCGGCCGGTGCCATAGTGGCTCTTCGGCCTGGAGACGAAGAACGCCAGGTGCAGCTCGAGCGCGCCCGTGAGCAGGCCGCCGTTGCGGTGCTCGAGCGCTGCGCCCGCGACCTGCTGCTTCCATGGCCGCGACCCCTTGGCGGCATCGACGATGTTGGCGCGGCCGGTGTGCGGGTTGACGTAGGCGCGCTTGCTGCCGGCGGGCTGCGCGCGCCCGAGCACAGTGAACACGATGACGGTGTCGGTGGGGCTGTCCTGGCCGACGACGAGGACTGTCATCGCTTCCTCCGGTGCTGCGCCGCAGACGCGCATGTCGCGAAGTGCGATAGGTGCAGCTCGAGCCCGGCGAGCCGCCGACCGGCGGCGGCCCCGGCGGATAGGACGACCGCGTGGCCCGGCGGGACGGCGTAGGCGCGCGCGAGCGCGGGGGTGTCGCAGATGAGCACGTTGCCACGCTGGCGATCCGGGGTGGCGTCGAGGGGTAGGCGCTGCCCGGTCGCGGTGAGCACCCACCGGATCGGGGCGCCGCATGACCGGCACGCGTCGCTCATGGCTGCGCGGGGCTGCGGTCGCGTTCCTCGTCGACGGCGGTCGGCTCGATCCCTCGTAGGCTCGGCGGCGAGATGGTGCATGCGCTGGCGAGCACGCGCGCGGCGTCGGGGTCGCTGACGGTGAGCCGGCCGGCGAGTGCCTTGAGTGCGCGCGGATCGGGCGTCGGCCTGGCGGGCATGGCGCGGTTCGCGTCCGCTTCAGTGATGGCGCCCGCGGCCAGAAGCCGCTCGAGCGCCTGCGCCGTGGCGCCCTTGGACCACGACTGCGACTCGGCGATCGTGAACCGGTAGCCAGCAGTGTTGACGGTCCCGACGCCGTGGCGGTCGCGCAGCTCGGCGGCCAGCCCGCGCTTGCGCGCGAACACCTCGGCGTCCAATGCGGTGATCTGTTCGGCGGCGACGACGAGCGCCCGGTCGGACGCGTCGCGCAGCGCGACGAGCTCCCCGGTGCCGGGTTCGACGACCTGGCCGGCCTCGAGGATGGCGGGCAGGCCGCTCACTGCGCTACCTCGACGGCGTCCGGAGGGACGTACCCCTCGTCCCACGGGATGTCGGTGGCGACGGCTGGCTGCTCGTCGTCGACGGCCGGCAGCTCCTGCGGACCGTCCGGATCGTGGCCGGACAGTTCGCCCTCGGCGTACACCCGCACCCCGTAGGTGACCTCCGGGGTGAACCACGCCACGCCGTTGCTCAACGCGCGGCTGAAGAGCATGTTGCGCGCGTACTTCTTCCACGTGTCCCGCGCGGCCAGGCCAGCGGCCTGCGCGTCCTTGATCGAGAACTCCGAGACCCCGAGGTCGGTGACCTGGCCGTCGCGGGTGACGCGCAGGAACCGCAGCACGCACCCCTCAGGGTCGAGCTGGTGGACGCGGAAGTCGTAACGGTCGCCTTCCGGACTGCGGTACTGGCGCATCAGCGCGGCCTGCAGGTTCGCCGACAGCTCTGGCTTGCCCTCGACGACGTGGATCGACGTCAGCGCCTGGGTGGGCGACAGTCCGAGGTCGCGGCCGAGCAGCATCTTGGCGAACGCCTGCTCGGCCTTCTGGACGTCCTTGAACATGCCGCTCATGTGCAGCGCCTTGGCGATCCGGTAGGTCCGGTCGATCTCGTCGTTGGACATCACCGACACCTGCTGGTCGGGGCGGACGATCAGATCGGTCATCCGCAGAACTCCTCGGCGAGGGCGATGGCGTCGACGCGCATCCGGTCAGCGAGCGCCATCAGCTCCTCGCTGTCGGCCGACGCGAGGGCGTGGCCGGTGCACCACCACTGCAGGGCGCGCACGAGGTGGTGGGGCTCGGGGTCGAGGCGCTTGAGCTGGTCGAACGCGAGAGCGAGCACCCGGCTCATGCCGCTGACCCTCCGGACGCCCGGCGACGGGCTCGGTACTCACGCAACGAGACGACCGGGCAGGGCGGGCCGTCGCCGCGCCGGCGGCCGCCGCTGGCGTTCTCCCATTCCGGGATCTGCCAGTCGAACGGGAACACGAGCGCGCTCGTCCCGTAGCTGGCGGCGGAGTTCGTCGTCGGCGCCTGGCCGTGGCGGCGTGCGCGGCGCCGGTCGCGGCGGTCCAACACCGCGACGACGAGGGCGAGCAGGGCCCCGAGCCCGAGGGCCGTTAGGTAGAAGCCGAGGCCGATGAGCAGGACGGTCATGCGGCCTCCAATCCGGGCAGGGATGGCGCATCACTTATGGGCGCGAACAGTGGCGTCTCTGCTGCCGTCGTGTACCGGGTAGGGCTGTCCATGATCTCCGTGAACGTCGCGATGGACCGCAGCTCGTCCCACGACCAGTAGCGCATTCCGCTCCCAGCGCCGACGCCGGGGAACCCCTTGTCATCAGACGCTCGCGCAAGGCGCACGTCGTCTTGCTCGCGATGGCAGAACGCGATCCAGACCGGATAGCCGGTCAGTCTTTCGACTTCGCAGTAGTGCACCCAGTTCGGACGGTCCACGCCTGTGGTGCGGATGTTGCGATGCTCCAACCAGCCGCACGTCGACTTGTACTTCACCTCCAGCCAGACGGCAGATTCCCCCGGTCGCATCACCTGAAGATCGGGCAGAACGATCTCTCGCTCCCAGGCTCGAAGGGTGGGGGCGAGGGAACCTCCATGACGCACGCGAGCGGTGATGTTGCCCTTGGAGAGCAGCCAGCTTTCGAGCTTGCGTTCGCAATTGATGCCGTCATGCCACTCGTACGAGTCCGTGAACCTGCTCACGCCTCGACGCCCCAGTGCTCCCAGCCGAACCTGCGACGGCGCGCGAACAGTTCGAGGTACGGTCCCGGGCTCGCGCGTTCCACGAGGTCGTAGAAGCTGTCGGGCTTCTTAGAGTGGCGTCCGCGCGGTGCCTGGAACCAGTTCATCAGCGCCCGGTCGGCGGTCGCCAGCTTCCCCCGGACACCGAACAGGACGTGCTCGGTGGACGAGCGGAAGTAGTTCCCCAGGCCCATCTGCGGCTTCACCCACGTCAGGCACGTCTTGTAGGAGAACCCCCAGGCGTCGAGGACGTCGAACGATTCGCGCAGGAACCCATTCGTCGTCCACAGATAAAGGTGCGCGTCGTCGGCGGCCCGGTCGATGACGTCGAGGGCGCAGAGTTCCTCGATCGTCATAGTCGAGTAGTGGTCCTCGGCGGCGCCACGCGTCGCCTTGTTGTCGTACTGCCACGGCGGATCGGCCGCGATGACCCGGAAGGCCCCTTCGGGCAGCGGCGCGAGCGTGACCGGGGGTGGAGCGACGGCCGCGGCGCGCACGAGCCGCACGAGACTCGCGGTGCTCACACCCGCGTTCTGGTCCTCGCGCGCCCGCTCGACGAGCGCTTCGAACTCGGGTTCGTCGAGCGCGCCCAGCTTGCGCCACGCGGCGCGAGTGTGGCCCTCTACGGTCAAGATGGGGGCACCCCCATCTTGCTTGCGACTCCCGCCGTGCTGCCGTCCTTCGGCGTCGAGCTGCCCCAGCGCCCGTTCAGCGCGAACCTTGATTTCCCCCGCCTCGTTCGCCGCGTGCCTGCCGTCGTCGCGCATCCGGGCGTAGTGCTGGACGGCGGCGGCGCGGTCACGCCACTCGCGAAGCGCCCCCGCGTCGCCAGTCTGCCGCGCGACGGCGATGGCGGCCCTCGCCTCGTCGAGCGCAACGACCGAGCGCGCCTCAGCGGCAGGAACGAGCGCCGCCGCGCTCACGCAACGATCTCCTCGCGGTCCCAGCCCATCAGGTGATCGACGCTCACGCCGTAGTGGCGCGCGAGCGCCAGCTTGGCGTCATCAGGTACCCGTGTCTGCCCCCTCTCGTAGCGACCGATGACCGTTTCGCTGCGGCCGACGAGAGCTGAGACCTCGTAGAGCTTGAGGCCGTGGGCCAGGCGGAGCTCTCGAAGGCGGTTCCCTATATGCACTGACTGCGTTGTAATCACTGCCACGACAGACTACCGGCGCCGATTGCAGGCACTCATTCACATGCATCCAAATTGCGAAGTATTTTGTACGCAGCCAGAGCCAGCGGGGGGCATGACGGCCCTACTACCTTGCGCCCCGTGCCAGCCGACCCCCTCTTGCAGGCCATCGCCGCGGTCTGCCGGAAAGCGCGCAAGGACGCAGACGTCAAGCAGGTCCACATCGCCAGCCTGGCCGACGTCGACCAGTCCACGATCGCCCGCTTCGAGAGGGCCGAGGGATGGCCCCGTAACCCCCACAATGTGGGGGTCATCGTGAGCGCCTACGCCGACTACCTTGAGCTAGATCCCCGCGCGCTGCTCAAGGAGGCCATCGACGCGTGGGGTGCGACTATCCCGCAAGCTGCCGATCCGCGGGACGTTGCTGGACAAGCTGCGCAGGAGGCCGCCCAGCGGCGACGCTCGCGCTCACCAGCACTCGGCGGATCGGCCTCTTCTCGTCCTCGGAAAGCCCAGGGAGCTTGATCGCCTGCGCTGCGGCGTCGGCGATCATTCCCCAGGCCTGAGCTTCGGCGTCGATCGCGCTCTTGGTTCTTCGCTTCGTCCTTCGCCCGAACATCCCTGCGCCCGTCCCTTCGTACACGACAGAACCCCACCGGCAGCCCGCCACAATACGGATGAATTCGCACGCGGGGGAGCACGGTGCAGGTCGACTTTCGCGACGCCTGCAAGTGAGCCGTCGTGACGGTAGAGCGGGATCTCAACGTGGTCAGAGGTCAACGCTCGGCCATCGTACCTTCGGGTTCTTTAACGGCGAACGCCCCGGCGTTTCGGCCGAGGCGCTCGCGTCTCCTAGGGGGAGGAGTCTCTGTTGCTACTCGTCTTCGGTGTCGGGCTCGTCCGGGGCCGGCTCAGGCTCGGGCTCGCCGGGCTCCTCCGGAGGCGTCTCCTGATGGATCCTCATTATCGTCCTCCTTTTGGGTTGGTACATCTCAGCGGGCGGCGCATCAGATCACCACGGCCCGCCGTCACGCAAAGCCCGCAGCCGCTGGATCGTCTCGCAGACGTGGGCGGCAGCCGCGAACGCCCACGCGAACGGCAACCCCACGATCCGGTCGAGCAGCTCGATCACCGCCGCCTCCTCAGTAGCCCGCCGAGTCCGCGCACCACCGCCCCGACGGACTGGCCGATGCCCGTGGCGGCGATCCCAGCGACGTCGCTGCCGACCTCGAGCACGTCCCCCGCCTCGCCGACGGCCCGCCCGGCCGTGGCGGTGGTGTCCTCGAGCGTCTGGGCGACCTCATCGGGGATGTTCAGCAGGTCGTCGGACGCTGGGCCCACCTCGTCCGGGTGCACGGCCCCCGGCTTCTGCGGCGCCACCCGGCCGGGTGGCAGCAGGTAAGCAGCCACAGACCCCGCAGCGATCAGCACCAGCTCGTCAGGCAGCCTGAGCCCAGCCTTCTTCAGCCCCCAAGTGATCCCCACGGCGATGATGGGCGCGAGCGCCTTCGGCGACACGCCCGTCGTTGTCGCGCCAGTCCGGATCCCGTCGAGCACATCGCCCAGGATGGGTATGCGGTTGGCGAGCGGGGTCATGGCAGCGGCAGGCGGTGGAGGATCTGGCAGACGAGGTCGACGAACGGGCCGACCAGCGCCGCGAGGTGGATGGGGTCGAACAGCAGGGTCATGGGAGTGCCTCCTTCCGGCGCGCTGCATAGCGACGGGCGTTCTCGCGAGAGCACGCTCGGCAACGCCGCTGGCGGTCATAGTGGTAGGTGTTGGCCCCGTCGAAGGGATGGCCGTGCTTGCAGTGCGTCTTGGCGCGGTTTGCGGCGCCGGCATTGCTGCGCCCAGCAGCCCACTGGCGCAGCGTGTTCTCCCGCCGCGTGGTCGGCTCAAGGTGGCCGGGGTTGACGCAACGGGTGTTGTGACAGAGGTGATCAAGCGTCATCCCGGCCGGGATCGGACCAACGCAGTCCTCGTAGACGACGCGGTGAGCGCGCGCCGTCCCGACGCCTCGGCCGAGCATGACCATGCCGTAGCCAGCCGTGGTCGCACCCGTGAACTCCCAGCAACCATCAGCGTGTACGAGAACCCGGTCGAGGATCCGGTCGACGGCGGGAATCCTCGTGATGTTCTTCCGCGCAGCCATCAGCCCGGCCCTCGCTCCCCGTAATCCACGAGGGCGAATCCCCACACGTCGCGGAGAGAGCGGACCCGGCGGTAGCTTCCTCCGCCGTTGCTCTGGGACCCCGCGCTACCTGCAGAGGTATTGCCGGCCTCGTTTACAAGCAGCCCACGCCGCCGGTCGACGTGGCGGACCATCTCGACGTGCACGCCGCGGCCGAACATGACGACCAGGTCGCCGCGCAGCACCTTCGAAGGGTCGGTCGTCCACCCGCGAAAGGGCGCATGCCCCGCGCGGGCGTCCTGCTCGATGAGCGAGACGGAGGCCAGGCGGCTGGTGACGCCGCGCACGCCGGCGGCCGCCAGCGCATTGGCACACCACACTCCGCACCACGGCTGAGAGACCAGCCACGCGCCGAGGCGCACTTGGGCGGCGTGGATGCCATCGCGTCGCTGGTCGGTGTTGCTGTTGGGCGGCTGCTCGGTGCAACCGCGGTGGCGGGTCATCCAGCGCAGGGCGCGGCCCCGAGGGGTCAAAGCCATTGGCACTCCTTTCTTACGGTCACTCGATCAGCCCTCGACGCATCGCCTCGGCGACGGCAGCGGCCCGCCCGTGGCACTCCAGCTTCCGGCACGCCCGATAGAGATGGATCTCTACGGTCTTGTGGCTGATATAGAGCTGCCCGCCGATCTGGCGATTGGTCAGGCCCATCGCTACGCCCCGAAGAACGGCTCGCTCACGCGGGCTCAGATCCGGCGATTCGCCGCTGCGATGTCTGCCCGCACAACGTCTACAGCGCACCCAGCGCTTGAAGGTCGGCGCCCCACAGTCGGGGCATCGGCGGGCATCGCAGCCATGCTCACAGTATTTGCGTGCGTGATGAGCACTGGGCGCCAGGGCACGGCCACACGCCTGGCAGTGCCGCTGCGCCATTCACTTGGTCACGACGACCTGGGCGATGACGGCGGTGAGAACAGCGAGCAGCACGACGGACACTAGCCCGTAGGCGATGAGCTTGACCGGCGTGAACTCGGCCCGGCCGATCATCGACTGCTTGACCTCCTTGACCTCCTGAGCCATCGCCTGGGTGCGCTCGTCGATGCGGATGAGCAGCTCCTCCGAGCCCAGGTGCCGTCGTGGCTCTTCGTCGGTCATGGCTGCCTGAGCTTCCGCAACTCCCGGAACAGCACGATCGCCCGCTGCGCGTTCTCGTAGATCTGCCCCACGTCCTTCATCGACTCCTCCCTGTCGAATTCGGGGCGAGCGATGACCACCTCCGCGAACCCGGAGATCAGGTGCAGGGCATTCCCGAGGCCATGAAGAATCTCCCGCTCGCGCTTGGTCATCGGGTCGGGGGCAGGGTCACTCGCCTTCCCCCACGGCCAGGTCAGTCCCAACAAACAGCCCACCTCACGCGAGGTTCGCCGCGCTCAACGCCGTTCCTAAGCGGTCGAGCACCGCGTCGAGGCGTTTAAAGGAGCCGTCGACCGCGATCTGCATCGTCTGGCTGTCGTGGCTGTACGACGTCTCCTGCACGAGCCGCGGCCGGTCGTTGGGGTGGTCGACGATCGCGATGGTGTCGTCGGCTCGCACTCGCCAAACGGGCTGCCAATGCCCGGCGCGGTCGCGGATGTGGCCGCGGACGGTGATCGTCCCGGGCGCCTTGGGCTGGTTGAACTCGGCGAGCGCGATCCGGCCGATCTGCAACGCCGCGTCCTCAGTGGTCGGCGCGCTCAACGGGATCTCCGTCCACACCTGCAGGCCCGCCCGGTTCGCGGGGTTCTCCACCGCGTCATCGGCGAGCTCGCTGTGGTCGTCCGGCGTCAGCCGGCGCTGGGCGCCCTTGTTGACGTCCTGGAAGGTGACGACGATCCCGTTCGCGAGGCTCGACGTATCGTCGCCCTGCAGTTCGACGGTCACCCCCGGGTCCGACAGCCGCACCTGCCAGTCGTAGTCCGACAGGTCGACCGGCCCGTACGTGAGGGTCTTGTTCTCCCACACCGCGAGCCGCCACAGGTGGTAGGCGTTGCACGCCAGGAACGCGTCGTACGGGTGGACGGGGTCGATGAACGCGAGCTGCGGAATCGCGTACGTGGTGTCCTGCACGCCGGCCGTGTTGAGCTTGGGGCAGAACCGGCCAGCGATGTTCTTGATCACGTCGCTGGCGTAGAACCCCTGCGCCTCGGTCGCGCTGTTCGTCCCGCGCTTCGTCAACCCATGGTTGCCGTAGACGGCGAGGACGGTCCAGAAGATGCTGTACCGGACGCCCTTCGCCGTCGATACGCCGCCATCCCAGTAAAACTGGGTCGCCGCGTACTTCCGCGAGGATGTGGTCGCGGTCAGGGTTCCCGTCCCCGGCCCCGCCGCCCGCAGGTTCGCGGTCAGGTCGCCGGTGGCGAGCGTGTCGTCCGGGGCGAGGACCGTGTTCCACTTCCAACCCGCCAGCGTGTTGTCGACGCTGCCGGACTTCTTCCACGCGTAGTACAGCGACCCGATCGCGATCCCCCGCGCGTCATACACCGCCTCGGCGTCCGGCTGGCCCGTCGCGTCCCAGTCACCCACGACGCCCTGCTCAAGCGCCGGCTGACCCGTATCGGCGTCCTGCAGGACGGTCGGGTCGGTTTGCGCGAAGCTCGCCCCGTTGTTGAACCGGTACTGGACGCTGACCGGCCCCCAGTGGCCGAAGTCCCGGTCGACGTAGATCTCAGTGAGCTTGCGGTCCTTGGCGTGGGCCATCCACCCGACGGCCTGGACGGTGATGCTGTGGCTGGCGTCGAGCTGGCGCGGTTGCGCGCTCACCCGCCCCTCATAGGCGACGCTGCCGTCCGCGCCGATGAGGGCGACGTCGTCGAACAGGTTGAGGTCGGGCCAGTCAAGGTCGATGCGGCGAGGCAGGGTGAGGCTCGCCGTCTTGAACCCGTCCATCGACGCGGTCGAGAACTGGACGCCGGACGGGCGGTCCTGGGCGGCCTTGTGGGACGCCCAGTGGTGCTCGGTGCCGTCGGGGGCGGTGATAACGACGGAGAGCTCGAGGGGCGGCTTTTGGCTCATCCGCTTGACCCCGCTAGCATATGCGCTATCATCATGCTCCCTGATGGGGAAGGGAAAGGTTCTAGTCCGGATGCCGCCAGCTCTCCACGACGAGCTCGTGCGACGCGCCCGCGAGCAGGGCGTCTCGCTCAACCAGCTCGCGGTCGTGCTGCTGGCAGGCGGCGTCGGATTCAAGCTCCCCACCGAAGACGTCGACAACGAGAGGGAGCCATGAACACAACACCCGACTCACCGCAGGTCATCTACGTCAAGAGCGCCAGCAACGGGCCTGCCCTAGCCGCGCTGATCTTCGCGCTGGCCGCGCTCGCCTTCGGGCTGGTGATGGCGATCGTCTACCCGATCACTCTGGCGCTCGCCCTCGTGGGAGTCGTACTCAGCTTTGTCGGTCGTCGCACCGCGACAAAGCTCAACGGCGAACGTCGCCAGATGGCTGCGTGGGCGACCGTGCTGTCGGCCGCCGCGATGGCGTGCGGCATCTGGCAGATGACCCAGATCGAACGCGCCGTCGGCGACCTCAGCAACGCTGGCGAACAGCTACAGCGCGAGCTGGATGACGCGGAACTCGATGCCGGGTTCGACGCCGAGCACGAGCGCCAAGTCCAACGCCGGTGTCACGGGCTCGACTGCTAGCGCGCCACGACGAGATACCGTGGCTTCCAAAATAGCTCGACCTTCGTGCTGTCCGTCACGGTGGTGTCGTCCGCCACGTCGTTGTCGTTGCGGCGCGCCTTGATGAGGACGCGGCTTGTCCGGCTCTCATCGCCGGCCGGGGGGAGCAGGAACCGCGAGCCGCGGTACGACGGGATCGCTCCGTAGTAGGTGCCGGTGCTGTCCTGGCGGAGCTGGTCGTCGTGGCGGAACTCGGCTTTGCGCCCCGAGTAGACGACGACGGGCTCCGATGGCGGGGTGGCGACCTTGAACTCGTCGTACTCGCGCCGGCCGCCCGCCGAGCCCGAGTTGAAGTCGCCGAACCCAGGCTTGCCGGTCTGCAGGCTGCCGCCGGTCGCCGCCTCGCTTGCCTGCGCCTGCAACTGGAGGAGCAGACCGTCGTCGTTGTCGCGCAGCTCGGCGATCAGCCGCCCGGAGGCGAAGCACAAGAGGCGCAGCTTGTACCAGCCGTTCTCGTACACCGGCGACCAGGCGTGGTAGTCGAGCATCGTCGCGACGCCGGCTACGACCTTGCGTAGCTGGAACGTCTGGACGGTGTCGCCGGCCGACAGGCGCGCCTCGATGCGGTTTGAGGAGTCCACCCACCGCGCGATCGCCGACGCGACGTGCGAGTGGTTGGCCGGGAAGGTGACCGACCGCGCCTTCACGCTGACGTCGACGTCGGTGTAGCTCGTCGACCCGAGGATCGCGAAGCGCCCGGAGCCGGTGTCGCCGGTCGTCGAGCGTTGCACGACCTCCATGTCGTCGGCCGTGTCGTAGGTCTGCAGGTCGGTCGTGGAGCCGGATGTCACCCAGCTGCCGCCGAGCGGCGCGGCGCGCGCGTCGAGGTTGACTCCGGCGGTGGCGTTGTTGAACTCGTCGCGGGCGACGAGCGAACCCGGGATATCGGAGTAGGTCCCGCGGGCGAGGCCGTACCCCTCGCCGGCCGGGACCAACACGAGGTAGTCGAGGTGAATCGTGTCGCCGGGCGTGGTGCTGTAGGCGTCGATGCGACCCGTCCAGCGCTGCGTGCCCGCGACCTTCTCGGGAACGGTGACGATGCCCAGGTCGATCTCCGACCAGACGTTGAACTTGGGCAGGGTCACCCACGGGTTCGGCCGGAACGAGCCGTCTCCCTCCTGCCAGTTGAGCCGGACGCGGTGGCCGGCGAGCCCGTAGACGCGCGCCTTTACGCGGAACGTGCCGATGTGCGACTGGTTGCCGGTGGACACCATCGCCGTCGGCGCAGAGCTGCAGGTCAGGCTCCAGACGTTCGCGTTGTACGACCCGGCGACCGTGCCGCTCGTCGCGCCGAGCGCCGTCATGTCCGCCTTGTTGATCTGCAGCGCCGTCGCCGCGTCGTAGTAGCGGTACTGCAACCCCCACTCCACATGCCGCCGCGACTGGGTCGCCATGTCGGTCACGACCAGGCGGCCCTCCGCGGGCACGTCCCCGGTCACGCTGGCCTGGGTGACCGTGACGACAGGGTTGCTTGACGTCGCCGTCGCTCCGGTCACCTCGGCGCCGTAGCCGAACGGCTTGCACGTCAGCCGGACGTCGAACATCGGCTTGTTGAGGACGTACCCCGCCCCGTCGCCGGACCGCGCCATCGGCAGCGCCGTCACCTCGCCGGAAAGAACCTTGAACGTGACCGTCTTCGTGCCGTCCGCCGGCGCCCACACGAGGTCGATGCCGTCGGGCTGGCGCTCGGCCTCCTCGAGCTTGTCGACGATCACCCCGACCTTCGCCAACGCGCCGTCCTTGGTGGTTTGGCCGCGGACGACGAGCCGGAACGTGATCTCCCGGTTCTCGAACAACGGGTCGCGCACCAATGCCGACCCGTCGGCGTCCGCGCCCGCCACCCACTCGTAGCGCTTGGCTGGGGGGTCCATCCGCAGCGAGTCCTCGCGGATCGCGTAGTCGCCGCTGTGGAGCTCGACGCCGTCGAGGGTGAGACTCTCAGCCGCCATCAGTATCTACTCAGGGCGCCGGACCCCGCCGTCGCCGCTCGAGGATTCACTCCGAACCCGACGATCTGGCCGGAGACCATGTCGGCGAGCGACCCGGCGAACGACGATGCGCTCGCAGCCGCCGTGGCTGCCGCCCGCCGCAGGTTCTCGTTTTGCTCCTTGAGCGCGTCGAGCTGGGCTTGGAGGGCTTGGGTGTTGTCTTCGGTGGCCTCCGACAGCGTCTTGATGTCGTCGCGCAACCCCAACACGATGTTCCCCCACTGTTCGATCAGATCGTCGCGGCCAGCGGCCTGCGCAAGGTCGTAGAGGCTTGTGGCGACCCCCAGCTGTTGTTGCAGGATCGCGAGGTCGTCGGAGGTGTCCTTCGGCGTGTTCACCTTCGCCTGCAATAGCGAGGTGCCGAGCCGGCCGAACTGGCCGCTCAGCATCCCCATCTGCTTGGTGCCGTACGTGGTCGTGCCGACCTCGGACCCGGCGGACGCCGATGACGCCAGATCCGCGAGCGTCTGGTCGAGCTCCGACCCCTGCGTGATCAGTCCCGCCAGCTGACGTCGCAGCTCCGCTCGGCGCTCCCGTGACAGCGAACCGCGCAGCAGCTTGCGCAGCTTCGCGATCTGGCTGGTGATCGCCTCGCGTTGACGCGTATACGCGGCGATGTCGTCCGTCTTGCCTACCGTCGCCTGGGCCTTGGCGATCGCTAGGTCGATCCCCGACATCCGAAAGTCGAAGCTCGCCATCGCGATCTGGTAGACGCTCTCGGCCACCTCGGAGGACTTGCCGAGGAGGTCCTTGAGCGCTTCGGCGACCTGCTTGCGGTGCTTGCCTGAGAGCTTGGACTTCAGCTGCGTCCTCAAGGCGTTGATGCGCCTGTCGAGCGCGGCCTTCGCCTTACCCAGCACGCGAGTGTCGTCCGCCGTGCCCACCGTCCGCTGCGCCTCGGCGATGTCGGTGTCGATCACCGCGTACTCGGTCTCGAACGCCTCGAACGGCCGCTGAAACGCGCGCTCCGCCTTACGCCGACGCTCCGCCTGGCGGCGCTTGCCGATCGACTGCTGCTGGTAGCGCATGCGGATGCGCTTCCAGCCCTGGACGGAGTGGCGTTCCATCTCGCCGGTGAACGGGTTGATGCCCTCGGTGACCTTGCCCGCCGCGCTGACGTTGAACCCGCCACCGCCGAACGCGTCCGCGATCGACCCGCCGTCACCCCCGCCGCCACCGGGGAGAATGGAGGCGAGATAGCCCTGCGTCTTTGCGGGCAGCCGCCCGCCCACGGCGCCGGGACCGGCGTTGTAGGCGACCAGCGCGTTGCGGTACGAGCCGAACCGGCGCACGTACTGCGCCATGAGCCTCGCCGCGGCGAACAGCGACGGGACGGGCTGGCGCGGATTGACCCCGAGGCCGCGCGCGGTGCCGGGCATGAACTGGGCGATCCCAACCGCTCCCGCCGACGAGACGGCGCTCGGATTGAACCCGGACTCCTGGTTGATCTGGCGGATGAAGATGTCAGGGTCGATGCCCGCCTGCTGCGCCGCCCGCCGAGCGGCCGCACGCAGGTAGGACGTCGTCATACGCCCGCCTGGATAGGCGGGACCGTAGACCGGTGTCGCGCCGGAACCCACATGCGCCCCGGGCGGCAGCGCGCCGCCCCGGTAGGGACGCAAGCCCGCCGTGCTGCCGCCCGGCTGGACGGGGATGATCGTGTGAAGGACGTTTTCCAGCGTGCTGCGCGTACTGTCCTTGGTGAGCTGGTAGACGAGGGCGGTTACCGCTGCTCCACCCAGCACCCGGCCGAAGATGCGTCCGGCCCGCTGGAAGCGGGTCATGTTGGCCGCGCTGACCAGCCCCTCGGTGCCTGCCGCCGCGGTGCCTGCGGCCACGCCCGCCTCGGCGCCAGCCACCGCGAACATTCGCTTCAGGGCCCCTCCCAGCTTGCCCATCCCGCCGACGAACAGGCTGGCGGCTGCGCTGCCCGCGGCGCTAAACGCCCCGAGCTTCTTCAGGATGATGCTGGCAACGAAGATCTTTCCCCACGGGCCGGCGTCCAGCCATGCGCGTGCGAACGCGCCAGCCGCCTTGACCGCCGCCTTCGCCAGCGCGTTGATGATCTTCGGGGCGGCCGCCTCGAACGCGTTGGACAACTTCTCGCCGAGATGGGCGTCCTTGATCTTCTGACCGACCACGGCGACCATCGGGCCGATATCCGTCTGGATCGCCTGCCAGCTCGCGCGGAACTTCTCCTCCGGCGTCAGATCCTTGCGCTGCCACACCCGCGTGATATCAGCGGCCGCACTGTCGACTGCCGTCACCAGACTCTTGAGTCCCGGCATCGCCGACGAGGTGATCGCCCCGAACGCCTGCGACGCGTCGTCCTTCAGCGTCGACCACACCCCCACCAGCGTCTTTGACTGCTCCTGGGCGGCGCCCTTGAAGCGCTGGTTCATCCCGGCCAGCAGCGCCCCGATCGCCACGTTCGCCGGGATGCCAAGCTCGCCGATCCGCTTGACCTGATCCCCCGTGAGGTGCAGCTGCTCGGCGAGGATCCTGTAGGCGGGGATGCCGGCCTCGGTGAGCTGCAGCAGCTCCTGGCCCATCACCTTGCCCTTGGACTGGATCTGCCCGAAGGCCAGGGTGATGCGGTCGATCTTGTCCTGCCCTCCACCGAGCCCAGCGACCGCGTCACCAACGCCCTTCAACGCCACGGCCGTCTGCTTGGTGGTGAACCCGAACGCCATGAACTGGCGTGCCGCTGCCGTGATGTCCTGGAACTGGAACGGCGTCTTGCGGGCCGTCTGGTAGAGCTGGGCGAGTAGCTTGTCGGCGGACGCGGCGCTGCCGGTGAACTGCTTGAGCGCGACCCGGTTTGACTCCATCGAGGCGTTGAACCTCACGCCGGCGGACACCGCCGCCTTCAGGCCGTAGGTGATAGAACCAGCGCCGACGAGCGCGCTGGCCCACCGCAGAGCGTGGCCGGATGAGCGCTGCATCGACATCCCGAGCCTGTCGAGATCGCTGCTCGCCACGCGGGTGCGCGCCGCGAACTGGCCGCTCGCACTGCTGCCCCGCCGCAACGCCCGCTCAAGCGACGACGAGTCGCCGACAATCTCAACGACGAGCTTTCTCGAGGCGATGGTTCAGCCCTCCTCGTGCGCTTGGCGCAGCATCTCGTCGCGCAGCCGGAAAAACGCCTTCCAGTCGACGAACTCGGCTTGGCTCATCCCGCGGACCTCCCGGCGGGTCTTGCCGAGCTCGAGCGCCAGCCGGTGCTCAAAGGCCAGGTCAGGCACCGTCTGGAAATCGGGCATCCGCCGCCTGGTCGGCGTCTTCGCCCATCCCTGAGATCGCCTTCACACGGTCGACGATGCGGTTGATCGGCTCCGCGTGCTTGCTGTTGAGCTGCTCCAGGCGGTCCTCGGTGACCTGCGGTTCGATCAGCCCGCGGATGAGCAGCAGCATCTGCAGCTTGACGCCGTCGACGTCGCCGTTGCGTTCCGTGCACTGCTCGAGCGCCTCGACGACCTGGCGGCGCGAGAGGGCGCGGATCTTCACCGCGCCGCCCCACTCGGGGACCTTGACAGTCTCGGTCTTGCGGTCGTCCACCTCGACGATCTCGTCGAGACTGAGGATCTTGTCGGTCAACTTGAGGAGTCTCCTTTTAGAGGCCGTGGAAGCCAGCGAACGTGTCCACGAGGTCGTCGACGAGCCGGTTGACACGCCGCTCGGTATCGCCGCGCTTGAGCTTCACGGCAGGCAGCAACGACGCCCGCGGGCCATAGATGCCACCACCGCGGCCTTCGAACTCCAGCCGCCGCGGGTACGCGAAACCGCGGTGCACCGCTTCCGAGCGCACACCGGCGCGGCCCGCCAGCACGAACGGCCGGATGCCACGGATCATGTCGCCCGACTCGCGCAGCCCCTTGCTCTCAGCGATGCTACGCGCTTCCAGCGCGACGTCCGCAGCGGCGTCACGCAGCGTGTCGCGCAATCCCTTGCGTAGCCGCTTGTCGACCCGGCCGAACGCCCGGTCAAGCTCCTGAAGTCCGCGGACGTTCAGCCTGAACGGGTGAGCCACCGCTAGGCGGTGGCTCGCGTCACGCCGACCGTGCCGCCGTTGCGGAACGTCGCCTGGATGGTCAGCGCGTCGCCGATCGCGCCACCGATCGCGCCGTACGAGTACAACCGCGAGAGCAGCGAATACTTCGGGTTCGTCGCCGACGTGGCGGCAGTGCCCGCCTTCACATCGACGGTGAACGTGCCGCCGTTCGCGTAAAGCGGCTGCAGGATCGCGTCGACACTGCCGGTCGCGAAGTCCTGCAGGAACGTCACGGTGATGGTGGCGTCCTTGAGGCCCTGGTCGAACTCCTTGTACTTCGACTGGAACCCGGTGAGTTCCACCTCGTCGGCGGTGTCCTCGATGCTGACCTGGTTCGCGCGGGTCGACAGGTCGGTGCCGTCGACCGTGATCACGGCATCCCGGAGGATGATCTTTGCCATTGCCTACTTCTCCTGGTCTTTCGGGGTTGCGACGGCCTCGAGCGACCCGCGGTCAACAATCCGCCGCAGTTGCTCCTCACCGCATGTCGGGATGAACGTCTCGCCCGGCTGGTGGCCGAGCACGGCGTGCGCACCGACAACGCGGTACGCCTGCGGCGTCTTGTTGGTCATGTGTCTCCTCTCGCGATGACTTGCACTTCCCATTCCGCGCCGAGAACTCCAGCTCCGCCCTCTCGCGCGAACACGCGGTAGCCGGTGCACCGGGTGACGCGTAGGTCGTCCACGGCGCCGCCGAGCGTCCGGTCGGACTCCAACGCCTGCTTGATGCTCGACGCGCCCGAACTGGCGATCATGCCGTCCAGGCGCTTCTGGGCGCCGATGTCGCTGGCGATGCCGACGAACACGCGGACGATCAGCGTCCACGTGTCCATCCCGCGCTGGAACGCGTCGTCGTAGTCGATCTCCGACGGCTGCACCTCGGCGGCGGGCGGCGTCGGATTCGACAGGAGGTACGCGCTCTGCTGCAACCCGGTGATCGACGCGAGGTTCGCCGCGAGCGCCTCGCGAATGTCCGTCAGCGAAGCCACGGCTAGGCGACGGCGACCGGGTAACGCCGGTACGGCCCGACGAGCATGAGCACGTCCGGGTCGTTGCGCGCGATCCGCATCGCCGCGCCCGCCTCCAGCCCGACGGACACGACGCCGAACGGCGCTTCGCGGGCGCGGCGCATCAACTTCGACGCCAGCACCATCGTCGCCTCCTTGATCGGCTCCGGGACAGCGGACCACCCGAACTTGCCGGTCAGCTTCACCGACCGCGGAAACGAGCAGGGCAGCCGGAACGAGCCGTTGGGGTGCACCGCGATCGTCGTGTACGGATGGGCGTTGGCGGCGGCGTTGAGCGGCTCGAGCACGAAATCGGTGTTGAGCGTCCACGCGTCCTCGAAGGTGCCGTCGCCGCCCGGGTCCGTGACCAGGGTCGTGAGCGTCACGAGGTCGTCGATGCGCAGGATCCGCGCGTCGTCGGGCGAGTAGTAGCGCACCTGGGTGGCGTCGGCGTCCGCGTAGAACCGGCGGTCGCAGACGTTGTCGATCGCCCGTGACGCCGCGGTCAGCGCGAGCGTGATGTCCGGGTCGGCGAACGTCTCGCCGACCAGCTCGAGCGTCGCCTTCAGTTCTGCGCCGTTCGCGTACTCATTCATTGGCCAGCGCTCCGACCATCTCGGCCTGCGCCTCGGCCGCGACGGGCGCCGTGGCGTGCAGCCAGTGGTGGCCGTCGGGCACCCCCGCGTGCGGATGCGGGATCTTCTCGACGTCGTAGCCATGCTCGCGCAGCAGCTCCTCGCACAGCGCGCCGTTGTGCGCCCGGTGGACCTCGACGAGCACGGTCGGCATGTTCGTCGCCAGCGTCGCGCCGGCGCCCAGCAGGACGCTGTACTCATAGCCCTCCGTGTCCACCTTCAGGAAGTCGACGGGTTTCTGGTCGAAGCGGAGCGAGTCGAGCGTCACGAGCGGGACGGTGATCTCGCCGCGCGGCTCGCCGCGGGTGAGCGTGTCGAGCTCGTCGTCATCGAACGCGCTGGTGTGCTCGTGCGCGTCGTAGAGCTTGAGCGTCAGGTCGCCGACGTGCGCGCCGACCGCCACGTCGTGCGTGACCGCGCGCTTGCCGACCCGCTCCTCCAGTTGACGGAACGCCTCGGGGTGCGGCTCGAACGCGTGCACCTCGTCGAACCCATCGAGCAGATGCTCGGTCACGTTGCCGACGTTCGCGCCGACGTCCAGGGCGACGCGGCCACGCTGGGGCAGGTACCTGGTCAGCCACGGCTCGTCGACCAGCATCCTTCTCGCGGGCCGCGGCGTCTGCTCCTCGAGCGCCTCGAGCGCCGGCTTCCAGTAGATCTCGGTGACGACGTCGGCGTCGTAGGCGAGCGCGAACGCACGCGCCTTCTCACGCAGCGTCTCGTCGCCCCGCCTGTCATACGCCTGGCGCATCGCGTCCAGGACGTCCGCGACCGATGGGCATTTGAAGAACGCGCCCTGCGTCGCGTCGTACCACCGGTCGCCGTCGACGAGCCACCCGGCGCCGCACAGCTCGGTCATCGCCGAGCAGTCCGTGACGATCACCGGGACGCCGCACGCCAACGCCTCCACGATCGGCACGCCGAACCCCTCACCGTACGACGGGTTCGCGAGGACGTCCATCGCGCTGTACAGGTGCGACAGGTCCTCCTGGCTGACCCCCATCTCATACCGCCACGGCGGCGTGGTCTTGATCCGGTCCGTCGGGATACCGCACGCCGCCGCTAGGGCGCCGAGGTTCATGCCGTCGTGAGCGCCCGAAAGCTCGGTGTGCAGGTACAGGTACGCGTCATCATGTTCGCGGCGTAGCTCCGCGAACGCCTGGAACACCTGGGGGAACGCCTTGCGCGGCGGGTTGAGCCCCTTGTTCGCCGCCACCATCCCGACGACGAACGCGTCCCCAGGGATCCCCATCAGCTCCCGGACCTGTCCGCTGGTGCGTCGTGGTCGCAGCACCCTCGTGTCGACGCCGTGCGGCACGTAAAGCGGGTCGAGCCTTTGTTCGCGCAGCTTCTCCTCGCCGAACCGCGACATGGCGATCGGCCGGGCGCCGGTGCGCTCGAAGAAGTCGATGACGCGCGGCGGCGCCGGGTCGTGGTCGACCGGGACCCACGACGCCATGCGCAGCTCGGCGAGCGTCGGCGAGGTGAGCACCCACACGTCCATGAGCGTGATGATCACGCAGTCGTCCTGCTTGCCTTGGCCGTGGTCGCGGGCGTAGGCGGGCAGCAGCCGGTTCCCCCACCGGTCGTCGGACGGGTAGACCTTCATGCCGTCCCAGTCGATCGGGGCGCCCTGCAGCCCCCAGTACGCCGACAGGGCGACGTCGTGGCCGAGGTCGCGGATGCGGGGCGTGAAAAGGCTGGTCTGGTTGCCGTAGCCGGTGTTCGCCCAGCTGGCATTGCTGTGCCACAGGATCTTCATCAGCTCGCCTTACGGGCCCGCCGCTCAAGGTTGGCCTGTGACGCAGGTTTGCGGGCAGCGGCGAGCTCGCTGGCGGACGTGACGAGCAGCCAGCCGTTCGCCCACGGCACGACCTGCACGATGCTCTCACCGGCGCTCTCGACCGCCTGCACCGCAGCCGCCAGGTCGGGGACAGGATCACTGCTGGTGTGTCGAATGCGATGTACGGGCACAGGCAGTCCTCTCGTGAGGGGGATGAGGGCAGAGGCCCGGCGAAGCCCCTCGCGACCTCGCCGGGCCCCCTTTGCGACCGAGACTGCTAGCTCGAGCCGCCCTTGTACGTCCCGATCGCGCCCGTCTCGTCGAGCAGATCGCCGTCGGTCCGCAGGATCGCCCGGAACGTGACGAGGTCCGCGTTGAACGCGAAGTCGTCGGAGCGCTCGAACCGCAGCGACCCGACGTCGCGGATCTTGTACGCCGAGAAGTCGCCGAACGCGATCGACGTCGCCGCCGTGCCCGCCGCGGGCACGTTGGGGTCGAGGACGTACGGCGCGCCCAGGATGGTGCTCTGGACGTCCCCGGCCAGCCCGGGCTGCCACAGGTACTGGTTGTTGGCGTCCTTGAGCTTGCGGACCTTCCCGAGCGTCGCCCGCCTGAGCAGCCACTCGCCGTTGACGGCGTAGGGCTCCTTGACCGTGAAGAACAGGTCGATGAGGTTGTCGCCGGTCGCTTCGCCGGACACGCCGGTGCCGCCGGTGACCATCAGCGACCCGGCGGTGATGACGCCGCGGGGCTTGCTCGACCCGCTGCCGGTGACGAAGTCCGCCCCCGACCCGTTGCCGAGCGCCCGGCCGAACGCCCGGGCCAGGTAGCCCAGGAGGTCGACGCCGGTGTCGGTGATCAGCTCCGTCGAGACCTGGATGAGCTCGGCGTACTTGAACGCCTGCAGGGTGCCCTGCCCGAACGTCGGGTCACTCTCGCCGATCGCGGCTCCTTCGGAGACGATCGTGCCGGCGGCCGGGTGAGCGGTCGTCTTGGGCAGGATCAGGTCCTCGCCGGACGCGGTCGTGATGATCTCCGCCCGCGTCTGACGGATCGCGCTGTTCTCGATCAGGTGCTCATACAGCGAGCGCCGGAACGACTCGGGGACGGTGTCGCCACCCGCCGCGGCGCTGCCGACGGTCAGGTCGCGCACCTCCCACGCCCCGCCGCTGTCACGCGAGACACGCAGCCCGGTGAGCGGAACCTCGATCGCCTTCGATCCCTGGCCGCGCGCCCATGCGAGCACCCGGTCATCCAGCGTCTCCGTGTCGCCACGGACGGGCTCCTCGGGGCGGATGATCCGCTCCACGCGGGCGCGCTCCCCGGTCGCCTTGTTCTCCCGTTCGATCCGGTCGCTGAGCTGGCCGATCCGCTCGTCGAGGCCGTCGAGGTCGGTGCCGATCCGCTCGAACTCCTGCTGGTCCTCGGCGGACCACTGGGTGTCGTCGTCGCCGGCCCGGTCGATCATGGCCTTCATGGCCTCGAACGCGCGGGCGCGCTGGTCCATGAGCTTCTTGAGGAGCTCATGCATGGTGTGCCTCCTGGGGTTCTGTTTTGGTTGGTCGGGAGGTGGGCCGCGCCCGGCGTCCCGTCATCTCCGCCTGGCGTACATCTCCAGGCGGAGCTTCGCGAGCGTGAGAGGCGAAGTGGCCGTGGTGGCCGGCGTCTCCTCTGGCTCGTCGGAAGTCTGGTTGGCGCGCCACTCGGCGAGCGCGCGCCGCTTGGCCGGGTCTTGCCCGGCGAGAAACTCGTCGGTCAGCGACCGCACGCCCGCAGTCGTCGACGGGTACGCGGGAAACGTGACCGGCCCGAACTCGCGCAGCCGCACCTCTTTCACGGTGCGCTCCGGCAGCCCGCCCGGGTTGTCGTCGGACTTCTTGGGCTCCAGGTTGACGTCCTCGCGGACGACCTGGAACGCGAACGACGCGCCGTACACGCCAGCCTCGAGGCCCGGGACGATCTGGCGGACGTAATCGGCGTCGAGCAGCCGCACGTCAGCCCACGCCCCGTCGGGTTGCTCACGCAGGTCGTTGATCGGCCCGAGTGGCTTGTCGCCTGCGACCGGGTCGCGGCCGTGCTGGAAGATCGGCCGGATGCTGTCGCGCTGCTCGCGAAACGTCTTCTTGAACGAGCCGGGCGCGAACTGCTCGAGGAAGTTGCCCTCCCAGAACGAGTCGATCTCCACCCATTCGTTGAACCGCGCGAAGTTGATGACCATGGTCGGCATCCCGCCGCCATCGTCGGCTTCGGCGGCGCGCAGCTCGAACGCGGGTGCGGAGCGGAACAGGTTGTCTTTCGGCAGGTCGGGCATTCGGGTCTCCTACGTCAACAGCAGGTCGTCGTCGTCGTCGTCGGGTGGCCCCGGCTTCGTGATCGGTGGTGGTGGGGGCGGGTCCGGCGGGCGCTTGCGGCGCGCCAGCTTGTTGAGCGGGTAGGGGTAGTAGGAGCCGCCGACGTACCGCGTTTGGATGATCGTCTCGCTGGGGCCGCCTCCGCCGACGATCCGGTTGAGCACGGTGAACGCCATATCAACCCGGCCCGAGGCCGACGGCGCCAAGGCAGTGGTGAACGAGCGTGCGGCCTCCAGGGCCTTCCCGGCGAGAATTCCCGTGAGCGTCAGGGCGGTGGTGAACGAGCGAAACGCTGTGACCTGGCGGGTCATCGAGGCGGCGAGGGACAGGGTCGCGGTCTTGGCGATGAGAGCGATCGCCTTGTTCGCCAGGGAGCCGGTCAGAGCCAGGGCCGTCGTGCGCTTGATGCCGATGTTCAGCGCCTGACGCGTGGCGGTCAGGACCAGGGAGGCCGTCTTGGCGCCGAGAGAGACGCCCTTCTTGACCGAACCGGCGAGGCTCAGCGCCGTGGTCTTGGACACATCAGCGTGGGTGAAAGTAACCACCACCTGGCCGGCACCGCCCGCTGCGGCCGGGAAGACCGTCGAAGCGCCGCCGCCGCCGCCGCCGGGGGCAGTTCCCGTGCCCGCGCCAACCCCAGCAGTTGAGCCGTTGCCGCCCGCGCCGCCGCCGGCCACCCCTCCGGCTCCGCCCGCTCCGCCCGCGGTGCTTTCGCCCCCGGTGCCACCCGCGTTGGCATCACCCGCGCCGCCGCCGCCGCCGCCGCCGTTGGCGCTCACACCAGCAGCCGGGCCGCCTCCGTTGCCGCCTGCGAACTTGACGTCACCCAATCCATCGGCGGTCGCCCCGCCGAGACCGCCAGCTCCGTGTCCACCCGCAGCACCATTGACGCCCTTCTTGCCGCCCGCCGCGCGCACCAGGTCGGCCGTATTCGCGGCATTGCGAAAAACAGCGTTGCCTCCGTCCGTTGCGACTGCGCCGCCCGCAGGCACGTTCACCTGATGGGCATCGCCCGGAACAACGGTGAGAACGCTGCGAGAGTAAGCCCCGCCGCCCGCGCCGCCACCACCGTTGACCGTCGCGGTACCGCCGCCACCACCGGGCGCTCTGCACTCGACGGTGACGCTGGTGACCCCGGTGGGCACCGTGTAGGTACCGTCGGCGATGAACGTGGAGACGCCCATCGGCGCAGTCCTCTCGGGCTACGCCGTGAGGTCCAGCGTGAAGGTCACGGAATCGCCCGACTCCACCGGGATGCCGGTGAACTTATGGCGCTGAAGCAGTGTTGAGCCCGCCGGCGTGGTCGAGTTGAAGCGCCCGACCTCGGAGATCGTCTTAGAGCCTCCGGCGGTGATCGTCCCGACCAGCCGATCAGTCGTCGTCGTGGGCTGCGACAGCGTGCCCGTGACACGCGCCTCGGACGCCTCGGTCTGGAGCGCCGTGTCACCCACCACCTCAGCGTTCGTCCCGGTCCCCCAGGCGATCGCCGTCATCGTCGCGTTGGATAGCGGCGCGAGGCTCTGAACCTTGTCGATTACCCACTCGCGGCCTGCCGTGGTCAGCGCCATTGCTCGTCCTCCTTTCTCATGAACGCCAGGTGGCGCCGTTGCTTTAGCCAGCGCAGCGGATCGCGGCAGAAATTTATGGTCTCCCGCGAATAGTGCACTTCTGTGGTCCCGTCGGCGCGGCGCACGACCGCGCGCGCGACCGCGACGGGCTTCATCCGCCCGATCATTCGTCGACCACTCTGATGATGCGACCTGCCGCGTCGCGCTCGACCTGCCGCGTCTGCTTCTTGGGCGCCTCGACGAGGACGGGCGTGTTGGAGACGATCGCGCCCTGCGCGATCTCGGTCCGCGCGTCGACGTGCACGTCGGGCGGCTGCACCTGTACGGCGCCCTCGGCGATCTCGGTGCGCGCGTCGACGTGAACGTCGGGTGGCTTGACGGTCGCGGCGAGCTCGTCGACGTTGGTGCGAGCGTCGACGTTGATCGTCTGCGGCTCGACGGTCGTGCGCGCATCGACGTTGATCGTGGGCGCCGGCTGACGCGTCTCCCACGAGTCCGCCGGATCGGACAGTTCGGGCGTCGGCGGTGTTGGGGGCTGCGGCGGCTGGTCGGCGGGCCGCATGTTCAACGGCACCAGGTACTCCTGGCCCTGCCCGTCCGGCAACGGCGGCATGTCCTCGAGCGCCCGGACGTCGTCGGCGTTCAGCCACCCCCAGTTGCGGCCGATCGCGTACCCCTCGTTGCGGGTCTTGAAGTCGCCGCGCAGCAGCCCGTTGACGTTGAACTTCGCGAACGCCCGTGAGCCCGGGCCCAATAACAGCATGTGCCGGGTGTACGCCTGCTCGAGCCGCTCGAGCCACGGGCCCAGCGTGTACGTCACGAACCCGATGCCCTGCTGCTCGATCCCCGTCCCCCAGCTGGTGGACTTCTCCATGTCGCCGATCAGGTGCGGCGGCACCCGGAAGAACCGGGCGATCTCTGAGACGCTGAACGCGCGCGACTGCAGGAACTGCGCCTGCTCCGGCGTGCAGATCGACGGCTTCCACTGCGCGCCACCAGTCAAAACCGCTGGCAGGTGCGCCTTGCGCAGCCCGCCCGCCATCCGCTGAAAATCGCCCTTGAGGTCTTTGGCCTGCTCCTGGGTGAGGTCGCCGGGCACCTCCACGACACCCGACTGGTGCATCCCCTGCCCGTAGTAGCGCTCCGCGAACTCCTGCGCCGCGAGGCCAGCGCCGAGCATGTGACGCGCCGCCTCCAACGGGGCCATGCCGCGCAGCTCCCCGGGCCACGACATCCCAGGGACGTGAAACATCTGCGCCCGGTTCAGGGTGAGCGGGCCGCGCTCCGGGTCGGTCACCTCGTACACGACCTGGCCGAGGTCGCGTTTCGGGCGGACGTTCCACGACGGCACGTTCCACGCCTCGAGAATGTCCCCCCGGTCGTCGCGCACCGTGAACACGTACGCCGTCCCATCCAGCAGCAGGGAGAGCAGCTGCTGCTGCACCCACTGGTGGCGGGCCTGATCCGGGTTTGGCTCGAGCAGCCAAGCCGGCCGCGGGCGGAACGGGTGGCGCGCCCCGTTCTGGCGGAAGAACGTGTCCAAGGGCAGCATCGAAATGCTCTCCGAGATCAGCGACACGCACGCCCACACCGCCGACAGTTGCAACGCCGACGTGCGGTCGACGCGCACACCAGCCGGCGTCACGCCAGCGGGGGCGTCGTCGCCGCGCGCCCACCGGCCCCACACGTCCTCGTCCTTGACCGCGCGGACAGCAGGGCGCCGCAGCAACGCTCCGAGAACCGTCACGCGTCAGCGCCCCTATCGACGTAGACAGCGAGCACGATCAGCGCCGCGCCAGCCACGATGACCGCGCCCGCGAACCCAGCGAGCAGCCAGACGCCGGCCGCGATCGCCGCGAACCCGGCGGCCTCCATGATCGCTGCAGCGATGTCACGCACATCAGACCTCCGCAAGATTGATCGCCCGCGCCGGCGCAGAGCGGGGCTGCTGCGTCTCCGACCCCCACAGCGCCAGCGTGCACGCCACCAGCGGCGAGATGTCGACGCTCGAGTTCTTCCGCGACCACGCCCACGCATCCCCGAGCGGCCGCTTCACCGCCCCGCGGATCGCCGCGGTCAGCTCGACCGTCCCGAGGTGGCGCAGCGTGTCCTGCTCGCACGCGTCGAACAGCATCCCGCACGCCTGCGCGTGCTCCTTCGCGCTCACGGGCGTCACGTCCACCTTCAGCCGGGCGAGCGGACCGAGCAACGACGCGGCGGGCCCCGACGCGTCGCACACCACAGCGACCGGCCGGTGCTTACCCACGAGCTCGGCGAGCCGGTCCGGCGCCCAGCCCGTGCCGCGCCTGTGGTCGACAACCTCGGCGTGAAACCTGCCATCCGCGCGCCGGCCCGCGACGCTGATCGCGGTCGCCGAACGATCCGGCGTGACATCGAACGCGAAGCACACCGGGTCGACCGGCTGCGACGCGCGGTCCGTCCCATTCGCCCACACCTCCGGGCTGATCGCTGACGCCGCCTGGCCATCCGCGGACGGCCAATCACCCGCGCCCAACCGCTCCACGGCGAACGTCCGCGGGTCCATCGACCGCTGTTCCAACGCCACATGCTCAACCGAAATGCGGATCCCCAGCCCAGGGTTCGCTCGCGCCCACACCGCCGGGCTCGTCGCGTGCGCCTCGTCGACCTTGTCGAGCGCACGGTCGGTCGACCACTCGAAGTAGGCGAGCATCTCGTCATCGCCGCGTATCCCCCGCTCACGGACACGAGCCAGCACCACGCCGTGGTCGTGGACGTTCTGGTCGACGGCGGAGCCCGTGTACCAGATCTGCGGGTTCGGCCGGGCCGACAGCGTCGGAAACAGCGCGCCGTGCGCCGCCTCGTCAAGCACCATCGCCTCGTCCAGGATCAGGCAGTCGCTGGTGAACCCGCGGCCGCCGCCCTTCGTCCGCGTCCGAAACCGGATGCGCTGCCCGCCGAGCATCTCGATCCCCTCCTCGCCATGCGACCGCGACACGCGCTTCACGCGCCGGCTGAAATCCGGCGTGTTCTCGACCAGGAACAGCAGCCGGCGGAACGCCTCCAGACTCGTGTCGAACTGGTGCGCGCTCGAAATGATCAGCCGCTCGCCGAGCAGAAACAGCCCTGCCAGTTGGCGCGCTGCCAGGATCTCGTTCTTGCCGTTCTGCCTCGGGCAGACGACGCCCACCTCGCGGGCAGCCCACTTGCCGTCCGGCCGCTCGCCGAGCGATTCGGCCAGCACAGACTCCTGCCAGGGATCGAGTGTCATGCCCGCCAGCCGCGCTAGTTCAAGCGCCTCCTGGCCAGTTGAGGAAACGTACGGCGGGACTGAGCAGATGCGAGGCGGCTGAACGCCGCTATGCCCGCGTAATACGTGCGGCGCGACGGGCGCTGAGCTGATCAAGCTGGTCATCCTCCTGCTCGTCCGGGGCGAGCTCCCGCAGCCGGTCGAGCGTGTCAAGCAGCGTCCGCGCGCACATGCTCTTCGCCGTCGCCGACACCTTGGGATTGTCGAGCTGGCGGGCGAGCACCAGCGCCGACGCCGCCAACGCCGACGCCGCGAGGTCCGCGTCGAGCTTCGCGAGCGCCGCCAGGTCGCGCTTCACCGAAGCAACCACCGTCACGGCCCGCGCCACCGCTACCACGCCCTCGACGACGCCCGCCGCGGCGTCTTGCGGCCGGCGGTAGCCCGGTTGCAACGCCGATGCTCCGGGCCCGTGTAACGCGAACGGTCGCGGTCGTCATGGCCGAGGTCCCACGGCTCACCAGGGGCGATCCGGCGGCCACACCGCGCGCAGACGGCGTCGCCGGCGGCCACCAGAGGCGCCAAACGCCCCCGCAGCACCTGGTGAACACGCCCATATCCTCGCTTCGAGGTCTTCCCGGGGATCAGGTCCCGCGCACGGAAACTGCTCACAGCGCCACCTTTCGTTAGCGACTTCAGGCAGTGCAGGGAGGGAAAGGCGAC